TGACGGTGAGACTTGGTATTTTTCATAGTACTCTTTAATTAATTGCATAATTAATCTAAAGTACTGGTTGTCAAAATATTTTGCTGTAATAGCATCTATTATTGATTGAAAAAAAGTGTTATCGGTTACTATAAGGTTAATTAGTTTGAGTTGGAAATTATATCCTAGGTAACCGAAGTTTTTATTGTCTGTCATATTATTTTGTTATTGTAATAAATACTAGATTAGTTAACGATTAAGTTATAATCTTGGTAGTGTGTTGTAACTTTTTTTTGTGATAGTACTAATGTAAGTTCTCTTAGTATAGAAGATATTTGTGGTCTTATGTCTACGGTAAACCTAACTTTTGGGGGGTAGATACTGGCAGGTGTAATTGTGTCGTAAAATACCTTGTTTCCTTTCTTTAAAGTTATTGTAAAATACTCGTCTTCTTGGGCTTCGTCTATAGTGTTTTCTTTATAGTTACTTTCTAATAAATATAAAGTTTTAAGCTTTAATCTCTCAACAATACCATCTACAATATCTCTTATCACGTAGTGTATGTCTATTGATTGTGTTGCTCTATCATTAAAGTTTCTTACCGAAAAGAATCTTTGGCAAACTATGTTATTACCTAATTTTAATACGAATTCGCATTTTTGTGTGTTTTCTACTCTTTGTTTAATTTTACTCATGTCTTTTATTTTTATAAAAATCTTTTTCTATTCTTGTTAATCTTAAAAATGGTCTTACGAAATCTACCCAAGAATCATCTTTCTTAGGTAAAATATTAAGAATTCCATCTGACATCATCAAGTCTAAGGCATTTTTCCAGTGTCTTCCTTCTGGGTCTATAGCTTCTTTTGATAAGTCGTTTATTCCGTTTACGGCTTCTTTAGTTAGAAATTGTTCCCCAACCCCTATAATGGTGTAGTTTGTTTCTAATATCGAACCTTTATGGTTAATATTAAGTGTTTTTTGGGTTACTTCTTCTAATATATTTTGTTCTTTTTTATTAATTTTATCTTTGGATTTTATAGTTTCTATTATCTCTTGTAAAGATACTTTTTTTTCTAGTATTTCGGGTTTTATTTTTACTAAAGATTTTACCCCAACCATTTTTATACCATATATGTTATCAGAAGAATCACCACATATAGTTTTAACAACTCTAACATTACTTGACGGTATATTAACTCCGTTTAATGGTACTTTGTCACCATCTTTAAATAATTTGTTTAATGAAATTATATGTACTGACACATTTTTGGATATTAGTTGTAACAAGTCTCTATCCGATGTTAGGACAATAATTTCTTCTTTAGTTGTTTTTTTACAATAGTGTGCTATGCAGTCATCTGCTTCACACCATTTAAAAGTTGCTTGTCTAACATAAAGTTCTTCTAGGTATTCTTGTACACGTAATTTTTGCCTGCCGTATGATTGTAAATCACCTTCAGACTTAGGTTTTATTCTTCTATTTAATTTATAATCTGGGTATAGTTCTAGTCTGGGTTTGGTGTTTTGTTCACCATCCCAACAAACAACTATTTTAGTAAGTAGATATGTATCTATTAGTTTTCTTAAGGTATTAAGAAAATGGTACAGGCCACCTATATGGTCTGTACCATTATACATATTTTTTATACCATGAAAACCAGTATTTAATAAGGAATTTCCGTCAACTAATAATGTTCTTGTCAAAACACACTTTTAAAAGGTTAAACAATTTTTTTACTTTACTATTTCTAATAATTCTATCTCAAAACTTAAATCTTCACCAGCTAAAGGATGGTTCATATCTAAATTTACACTTTCCTCATCAATTTTAACTACTTGTCCTTGTACTGGCCTTCCTTTATTGTCTTGTCCTTGGATGAACCCGTTTAATTCGTATTTTAAAGTTTCTGGGAATTCAGTTTTTTTAACCGTTATTACGGCCTCACTAATATAATTTCCGTAAGCTTCCTCAGCTTTAACATCTACTTTAGTTGTCGAACCAACTTCTAGATTTTTAACCGCGTCGTTAAATCCTTTTAATAATTGTCCATCATCAATTGTAAATTCTAACCCTTCACCCTTATCTCTAGAATTGTCAAATTGTGAACCATCTTTTAAAGTACCTACATAATGTACTTTTACTTTATCTCCTGTTTTTATTTTAGTCATTTTCTTTTTCTATTTTTAAATCGAAATCACCACCAACACCCAGTTGTTCTGACCAAAAGGTGGCGTATTCTTGTTTATATGATTCTATTGATTTTTTTTCTTCTGTTGATTCTCTCCCAGCTAAGAACCCATGTGGGCTAATTAATATTTTACCATCTTCATAACCTAAACCGTTAACATGGTTTTTCATAATTGTTATTTTAGTTCTTGTGGCAAATTTTACTTTTCTTTTTTCTCTAACTGCTGAAATGTTTGTCGTTCCAGCATTTTTTTGATTTCCAAACCTAAAAACTAAAGTAGAGTTTAACCATAAAGATTCACCACCTTTAGCTTTTATTTTAGGTTGCCCAAATGGGTTATCTGGTAGTTCTACCCATGGTTGGTTAACAACCACTAGAGTGTTAGTATATTTAGAGTCTTGTCTTCTGGATTTACCAATTCTTTGATTTAGTCCCATACCTATTTTGTCGGCTAATGTAGCTGCATTATGCATCTTACCACCCTTACCATCAAAAGTCATTTTACAAGGTACTGAACCAACAGAATCCCATAAAAATAACAAATCGTACTCTAATTCACCTTTTTCTTGAGCGTCTAATAATTCATTAACGTAATCAGTTATTTGTTCAATGTATTGAAAGTCGTTGTTGAATAAGAAAAACCCATCCCAATCTATTTCACCAGTAGTTGTATCTACAACTTGTTCACAGTCAAAACCTAAAAGTTTAGCGTGTTCAAACCCCCACTTTTGTTCTGTTATAATTAATACTGGTAAAATACCCTTACTTTGTGCATCAACCGCTGATTTAATTAAAGCTGTAGTTTTTCCAGTGTCAGAATGACCAAGAAACATTTGTAAATGTCCCATAGCTGGTCCTGGTAATCCAGTAGCATCAAGGAAAGCTTCCCCTAAATCAAAAAATCTTTCTGGTTTAAAGTTAGCTTTCTTTGAGAATTTACTTTTTAGGTCCGCAAATGTCCTTTTTTTCAATGCCATATCTACTTATTAAAATGGTAAATCTTCGGATTGTGGGTCATTTGCTTGTGGGTCTGTAGAACCTAATGTTGTTGTGTTTGTTGAATTACTAACACTATTAGGGTCGTCGTAAACATACTTCTTAAGTTCCGAGTCCCAAACTGGCTCTAGTCCTTTTGAAATAGCTTCTAGGTATTCTACTGGTTTTTGTGAGTATACGTCTTTCCAAGTTCTTTCGTCTTCAGTCCACTCTTTTGTTTTAGCTTGGTCTTCAGATAATTTACCTGGGTCTTCGTACATAACTGAAGATACTGTTGTATATTCACCTCTTCCACCTGGTAATGGAAGGGTTTGGAGTATTAGGATTAGGTCTCGTCCTTCATTCGCGTCGGTCACATCTCCTTTATTTCTCCAAATAGGTATAATCTTATCTATTGGTCCATTTCCTTTCCAGTTGTGTTTAAATCTCCAGAATTTAACACCGTCTTCTTCATTGTCTCTATCTACAACTTTTACTATGTAAAATTTTTGTGAACGATAAGAACGTGCTAATTCTTTTGATTGTGCATCACCAGCTAATCTTAAAGCTTCTTCAACTTCATTTAATGGACTTCTTTCACCTGATGGTTTTCCCTCTGAATTTTTACCCGGGTCATAAAGTTTTTGCCATCTTCCTTGAACTTGTATATTGTGGAAAAATACTTCTTTAAAGGGTGACGTACCGTCTGTTGTTGGTACTATTCTGATTCTTTTTTCTCCTTGTTTTGTTCCTTTTGGTAACATTATAGAAAGGTATTGTTTCATTCTTTCTTCTGATGTCATTTGTGGTTTTGTGGAACCGCCACTTTGTTTGTTTTTCTCGTATTGAGCTAAAACCGCGTCTAAACTATTACTCATGAATTTTCTTTTTAAATATTATTAATTAATAAACATATGTATAAATATACACATAGTTTATTGGTATGTCAAATAAATATTTAAGGTATTTTTAGTCGTCGTTTTCCTCGTCTGGGTCTCCGAAACTTTTTTGGATGTCTACGTCACTATAGTCTTCTACTTCGTCTTTGGTTAAAATATATTGTTTTTTACCTGTTTTGTCAAAAACTTCTTCTTTGTCGGTAAAAAAGTCACTTAGTGTTCTGTTGTATGGTCCACTATCGTGTTTTCTTAAACCAATTTGTTCTTGTGGTGTTCTAGGTCGATATTCTTCAAGTTTATCTTCTAAACTACTAATTTTGGTTGCTACATCTTCCATAGAGGATAGTTGCGTTTCTAAATCAGAAAGTTTTGTCATTAAATCATCTAAACTTTCTGTGTTCTTAGATAAAATATCTTTTTGGTCTGAAAGTTCAGTATTTGTCTCATCTTGTTTACTTACTAAATCAGTAACCTCAAGTTCAGTTGTATCACCACCTCCAGTATCTAAATCCATGTCTAGGTCATCCTCAATACCACCATCTTCGGTTTCAACATCCACATCTAATTCTTCACCACCTAACTCTTCATCACCTAACTCTTCATCACCTAACTCTTCATCACCTAACTCTTCATCTGGGACTTCTTGTTCACCAATCTCTTGTTGAGTTTTGAATTTCTTTAGTCTGTCTGAACTTCCTTGTTGGTGTTCAAACCCCGAACCTACATCGGCCATACCATCTCCCAATGAATTAATTTTTTGTTCATTCAAATTATCCATATTATGGTTAATCTCATTAAACCTACTAAGTTCTTTTAGTATAGATTTTTCTATTTCTTTAGCCATTTAATAATTGTTTTACTTGTCCTGAAGGAGATTCTACTTGTACTTTTCGATTAACTCTTATACTATTTTCTACTCTTTCTATCAAACCATCCCTACTTTTAATAGTATAACAAATTCCAGTATCTAAATCACAAACTTGTTGTCCTTCAGCACTTTGACCAT